ATCTTCGAACATACAACTCTTTGGTTGCATAGGTAATTGGCACAAGAAACCGTTGTGCCTCTGTTAAATCTGGATTATAACGGACTAAGGTAATATCTTTAAAAAGATTACCAAAGCCTACAACCAGTTTACGAATTACTCTGTTGTATGAAATAGTGGACATTATATGTTACCAAAAGGATTTGTTTCTGAAAAATCAATAATAGAATTTGCATTTGTTGCAATTAAATTATTATCATATTCTTCACTATAAGAATTATCTTCTAAAGGATTAAATGTGGTGAGTGTATATCGTGCATTACTTGAAGCGCCAATAATTGGTCGACCAACAGCAAATTCTCCAGCAACATTGGTTACGGTTAATGTATTTGATGTTGGTATCCAACTTTGAACAATTGCCACAGCAGTTGCTGTATTTCGAGTATTGCTTAATGATTGATATACAGTTTCTTTTATTGTATATCTTCCTGTTCCAACACCTGTATGTAATGATTGTGTATAGGCATTATTTGTAACCACCAAATCAATATCAGCAACACCAGTATCAATAATCTCTTGTGAGTATTTAAATTTCTCTAGATATAATTCATAAAAATATGGTTGCTTTCTACCCAATGTATGAAAGTCTTTTGCTTGTTCTGCAAATTTAATTTCAAACAGTTCACCAGTACCATTTAAAAATGGCACATAAACTAAATCACCTTCACGTGGTCGTGTAAATGTATTTTGTGGAACTCTTTGCTGAAATGATCTACGAGATACTAATACATTCACATCGTCTTTAATCTCTAAACCAAATTTAGAAAATATATCTTTTTGTCCAATGTAATCGGTTGGATCAGAAGAAAGATACATCTCTAATGGAAATGCAGAACTAAATTTCTTAACTGGATCTTCACCATAAAGTAAATCACGTGCTGCATCATTATCATTTGGTAGATAATAGGCATCAAAGCCCATAATTTTTATGGACTCTACAATTAAATCTTCAATTACATTTTGTTCTTGTTTAGAATTGTAATTGTTAAAGTAAACAGATGTTGGCATTAGTTCATGTACCAGTCTACAGGTAGAGAATAATTATTTTGCATCTCAGTTTCTAGGTCTTTTATTTCTAAAACAGCTTCATCAAATATTTCTTTACCATTTAGTGTTACACCACCAGGCAACTGAACACCAGAAAATTTCTTTAGATTATTTCCCCATGTTCTTTTGATAAGTGCTGTGGCATATTCTTTAACCCATCGATCATTCCATACACGATTGTAAACATCAGGATTAATATTAGCCCAACATTCGGCAACAACAATTGATCCTACTGGAGCGGCTGAACGACCCCATGCCCAATCAATAAAAAGTTTTCGCATGTGTCTTTGAAAACGAATTGGTACTTCTCCAGAAAACATAATTTCTAAAGAACGTAGATGCTGGTGTGTTAGAGTATAATTGATGTATGAAGCAGAAGTGAAATCATACAATTCATTTAAACGTAATTGATACCGCAAATCAAACATATTGATTGTGGCTTGAGAATCAGTAATTGGAAATATGCGAGTTATACCAACAATGTCTAAAGCATTATTAGCGTCATCTCTTACGTTTGTTAAATCTAGATATTTGTTATTGATATCGGTTTGTGTTATGGCTTTGATATAATATACTTTTTGTAAACCATCAAAATGATAATCTTGCCAGTATTGTAGAGCATCATCAATACGATCCTCTATCTGGTCGTCATCCACGTTAATTTCAATAACAGGAAAACCTAATCTCCTCAAACAATATTCTTTTAATGTTTGTCTATTTGTTACGGCCGGCATATTAATCTCCTATATCAAGGTATTTATACCGTGACATTTAGTTAGTTTTTTAAGACTTTTTGGTAGCCAACATAGTAGCATTACCAGTCCAAACCGTGGTCCATTTTGTATCCGTTCCAACTTGAACTGGACTAGATGCGTTAATGAAAGGAGTATTTCGTCCTAATGCACCACGGCCGTCTACTCCCCATGTCCAAAGAGTACCATCAGTTTTGATGGCAGCCATGGTTTCGGATCCAGTTGAAACCATCAACCAGTTTGTTCCCGTTCCCACTTGAACTGGACTGGATCGATTAATTGTAGTGTTATGTCCTAAAGCTCCGCCATCGTTTCTTCCCCATGTCCATAAGGTACCATCGGTTTTAACTGCCGCAGTAAAAAAAGTGCCTATAGATACATCTTTCCAATTCGTATTTGTTCCTATTTGAACGGGATTTGACCTTTGTTCTTGTGTTCCGTCTCCTAAAGTTCCATTAAAATTATAACCCCATGTCCATAATGTACCATCGGTTTTAATACCTGCACTTGAAAAAATTCCACAACTAATTTTACTCCAACTTGAAGCTACTCCAATTTGTGATGGACTCAAACGAGTGTTTGTATCACCAAGTCCTAATTGGCCAGAACTGTTTTGTCCCCATGCCCACAAAGTACCAGAATTTTGAGTTGCTAATACAGAATAATATCCATTTGAGACCATACTCCAAGTTCTACCACTTGGTGGACTTGCTCCTACTTGCACAGGACTTGATCGGCTCGTGGTGTCATTCTGTCCTAATTGGCCTTGGCCGTTATGACCCCATGTCCACAAGGTACCATTTGTTTTTGTTGCAACAACCGAAAAAGATCCAACACTTATATTATTCCAATCTGAAGAAGATCCAATTTGTGTTGGACTAGAACGATAATTAAATCTATCACCTAAACCTAATTGTCCTCGATTATTATTTCCCCAACCCCATAGTGTACCATCTGTCTTAGTTGCTAATGCTGTGCCATATTCTGTGTTAATATTATACCAATTTGCGTCTGATCCTATTTGAGTTGGACTAGATCGATCAATTAAATCATTTTGTCCTAATACGCCACTCCATGTGCTATCACCATTGGCACCACCCCATGAATATAAATTTGAAGGTAAACTATTAAATGTTATTGTACCATTATTTTTAAAGGTATAGAATTTATATTCACCTGACGTTGAAATGATTGGCTCTCCAATTGCAGCTGCAGTTGTTGATACCGGTAATACACTTGCTGGTATTCTAAAAATTATTACACCTGATCCTCCATTGCCTCCAGGAACAGATCCGGCTGTTGGTTGACCACGACCTCCGCCACCACCACCCGTGTTTGGTGATCCTGCAGTTGCACCAACATCTTTATTACCTCCTGATCCTCCGCCACCAAGACCACCAGATGCAACCGCAGGTGATGCACCAGGATTAAAATATGTATCTGAACCTCCACCACCGCCACCACCATAATAAATTCCAGAATTTGGTGGCCATTGTATTCCAATACCTCCAGTTCCTCCTCCGGCTGTGCTATTGCCATCTGTACCTACTGCTCCTGCACCGCCACCACCGCCACCACCGAAATTACCACGGCCACCATTATTTCCTTGTCCTGCAGTTCCTGTTCCTCCACTATTAGCTGGTGAAGTTGAACCAGTTCCACCACCACCTGAAGCACCGTTTCCACCGGCTCGACTATAATTGCCTCCATTTAAACCTGCTGCACCATAACCTCCACCTAATGCAATTACACTAGAAAATCCTGGTGAACTGAGTGTTGACGCACCTCCATTAGATCCATTAACATCTGAATTACCAGCAGAACCGCCACCACCAATTACAGCAGTGTAAGTTACAAAAGAAGCATAAGTGATATCGAGTGTTCCAAATAATACACCACCACCGCCACCACCACCTCCAGCTGGTACACCTACTACAGTTCCGCCACCACCGCCACCGCCACCAACAACCAAATAATCGACACTTACTATTGGATACGGCCAAGCATTTTTTGAAACCTGGTCATAGTGTTGGTCAAGTGTAAAAATGCCCACAGCATTGTTTTGATTTACTGTGGGAGCGGTACCTATAAATTTACCTAAATTATTTTCTATCATAATACCGTAAACGTTCCACTAGTTGTAAATGTGTGGATCGTATTGCCTCCACTTGTTGTTATCGTACCGCCCGTGGCACTAATTGCTCCTGTTGGATAACGAATGACAACAATACCTGCAGCTCCAGGTATTCCAGCAATGTTTGATCCTCCTATTAATCCTCTTCCGCCACCACCAGAATTTGGCCGAGGATCATAAGAAACTGAGCTATCATATGAATAAAGCCAACCACCCCCACCAAATGTCAGGTTTGTTCCGTATTGAGGAGTGCCAAAATATCCTACTGCTGGTAAATTAACTCGTTGAGCGGCGTTTCCTCCACCACCATATCCTAATCCTGTTATAACTGAAGTAACACCATCTCCGCCAATGTATGTACCTGTTGCAGAAGCAGAACCTCCACCACCTCCGGCACCAATTGTATCTCCTGTTGTGGTTGTTCCGTATGCTGAAGATCCTCCTGATCCAGCTGCATTTCTTGCAAGCACTTTAGGAAATCCACTTTGAGACCTAAAATAAAAAGCTCCGCCACCTCTTAGACCAGCAGCAACGTTAAAATCTCCTCCACCTCCAGCTGCAGTGCTTGGTGGATTTGCTCCTTGCCCACCGCCAGTAGAAGTTATTCCATTGAAACTAGAATCACCACCTGGTGTTATACCTGAAGTATTTGTTTGTGCTGGTGCAGTTCCTCCTGTACCAACGACAACAGGAAAAGAACCTTTTGAGAGTAAATATTGAGCAAGAAATTCACGAACTTGGCCACCACCGCCACCACCAGAGTGTACCAAAATATCACCACCAGCATTATTGGTTGGACCACCTGGACCGCCACCACCAACAATCAGATAGTCTATTGGACCAAATACAGGAAATGGCCAAAGATTTTGTTTTACTTGTTGATAATGCCGAGAGAGTGTGAATACACCAGAAGCAAAAGTTGTATTGGCAGTAGCACTTAGGCCTCTAAATTTACCTAAATTAGCCATGATTATGCTATATCTTCATAACTCACTAAGAATGAGATACCATTACTTGTTCCCGAAGAAACAGTAATTGAAGTGTTTTCTTCCAAATAAAATGAAGTTGTTTTGTCAGACACCACTAAAGTAGAAAGAGCAGGCACACTTGCATAAAGAATCAACGCATTGTTTGCACCAGCACCATTGGCTGCCGTGTTATAAAATACGTTTGCGGTAATTGTAGATGCACCGTTTTGATTTGAACATATGATTGAGTTAATTTTATAAACACGATTACTGCCGGCAGAATTAGATAATATACTAAACGTATTTGTATTTGCAGGCCGTGAACTCACCGATTTTCCTGTAATTGAAGTAACTGATAATATATTTGGTGCTGCCATTTAAATTAACCTCCAAAAATTATTGAAAGAGCAATTGCTTTGCCTGTTGATGCGGCCGCACTTGCTGTTGTATTTGCTGCTGTGCCTATATTGAAGGCTGATTGTGCTAATGTTGTTGCAGTATTAATATTGTTGTTCTGTGTTAAATTAATACCATCAATTATAGTTATTTGAGAATTTAAATTGGCAATACTGTTGTTTTGAGTAACATTAACACCTTGAAGTATAACTGTATTTGATGCAGCCGTATTTGCAATGTTTCTGGCAAATCCGTCTTGTGCGGTACCGCCACTTAAATTATTGGCAAAATCATAAGCCGCTTGTGCAAGTGTTACACCAGTATTTGCTTTTGTAAATGAAGCATTGGCTGTATTGTAGGCCGCATTTGCATGACCACGAACCCAAGAATCTAATGTTACGGCTGTGGTTTGTTTTGTACCATCAGAAAAATTAATACCGTTTGTGCTAGTAACATACACAGCATCAGCATAGACAATCTCAGTTGAACTTGGTACACTTACACCTACAGTCCAAGAATTATTCGCAGACGTATACACATAGCTAACGCCATTGATAATCTTGGTTTGTCCGTTAAAAGGAAGCTGAGAGTATGTCATGACAAAAAATTATATGGTTATTGTTTTCTTAAGCCCCATCATTAATGGCCATCATAAAATATCCTTGAAGTGCTACAGAAACACTATTATTATTACCACCAGTAATTTTAGTCCATTTGGTAGAACTACCCACTTGTGTTGGACTGGATTTATAAGTAGAAGGATCATTCAGTCCTAAACCACCAGATACAGGAGCACCCCAGGTCCATAACGTACCATCAGTTTTGATTACACCATTCATCTCAAGGCCAGCAAATAGTTTATCTCGTTGTGCAATATTATTTGGCCAATTTGTATTTGTTCCCACTTGAACCGGACTGCTTCTTGCATTAATAGTTGATAAATTTAAACCTAAATTTCCAGAATTATTTCCTCCCCATGCCCATAAAGTACCATCGGTTTTAGTCGCTAATGTGTGACTAAAACCACAAGCAACTGTCGTCCAAGTTGTTCCCGCTACTTGAACAGGACTGGATTTATTAACTGTATCACTTTGTCCTAATTGACCATAAGTATTACGTCCCCACGTCCACAACGTACCATCGGTTTTAATTGCGGCCATTTGTCCTTCATCACTACCATTAGATGAAGGTAAATTTACCCAATCGCTTGCTGTGCCAACTTGAGTTGGACTGGATTTATAATTTGTTGATCCAATACTTAACCCTAATTCACCATATTGATTATTTCCCCATGTCCACAAAGTACCATCAGTTTTGATAGCGGCACTAGCATATTTACCTGCAGACGAAATAAGACTCCAATTTGTTCCTGTCCCCACTTGTGTCGGACTGGATACAACACTTCCGTTATTTAATCCTAACATGCCAAATCCACCATATCCCCAAGTCCACAATGTGCCATCAGTTTTGATAGCCATTGAAAAATATTTTCCGGCTGCAAGTTTTAACCAAGTTGTTCCTGCACCAATTTGAACCGGAGAAGAATAGTCGATGGCATTATTTGTTCCTAATTGACCGGCCCAATTTCTGCCCCATGCCCAAAGGGTGCCATTGGTTTTAATTGCTAATACATGTTTATTACCGCCAGTCGTAATGTTTCCGCCCCAAGTTGAGTCGGATCCTATTTGCACGGGACTTGAAGCTACAACATCACTTGGTAAAGGTACACCATAGTGCTGTTTACCCCAACCATATAATTTCGGTGCCGATACGGTTATTGTCACTTGAAATGTTTTTGAAGAATCTTGATTCTCAGCATCAGTAGCAACAACACTAAATGTATAAGTGGTTTCTGAACCAACTGTTATAGTACCAGAAAAATATCCATTAGCTGCTAGTGTGGTACCGGCTGGTAGTGTAGAACCTGCGGCTAAAGAATAAGATGCTGCGCCAGTAGCACTAAGGTTAATACCAAATGATGATCCTGAATTTTGACCGCTTAGAGGACTAGAAGTAACCCAAGCTGGTTCGGAACTATATGTGATGCCAGCAACTTTAATACCAACACCTCCATCAGGATTCACCACATAGAGATTGTAGGATGCTGCTGATTTTGTTGGAACTTGAACTTGTAAAGTTGTAGAATTTACGTATGTAACGGCTGAAGCAGGAGTT